ATCTAGCACCGGGCGGTCAAGTAGGATAATGTCAGCAATCTCTACCCTACGTGGAACAATCGCGACTGCACTAGCTGATAATGCGGTGTGGCAGGTGTTTTCCTTCCCACCTGCCACTCCCCTTGCTAACAGCATCGTGGTACAACCCGGCGACCCTTATATTGAGCCAAGCAACGACCATTACAAGACGGTAAAGCCTAAGGTCAATTTCAAACTCATTGTGCTTGCGCCAATGTTTGATAACCAAGGCAATCTAATTAACATTGAAGATTATTATTTAAACATAGTAAACAAGCTGGAAGCATCGAGTATTGCATACTCCATTGGGACTTTCAGCGCACCAGCAGTCTTGACCGGCGTAGCAGGGGATCTGCTATCCGGTGAAGTATCTATCAGCGTTCTCTCAGATTGGAGCTAAACATGGCTGATGCAGACAAAGAGCGCGAGGCTTTTCTTGCCAAGATCGGTCAGGTAAAGCCCGCAGAACCAAAACCAACCCCAACCGCTAAGAAAGACGAGGAATAGCCAACATGGCAGTTTTCTTAAACAACAAGGTCGGTCTTAAGATCAACAATGTCGATCTTAGCGACCACGTAACCAGCGTCACCCTTAACCAGACAGCAGATGAACTTGAAGTTACTGCTATGGGTGACACCGCACACAAGTTCGTTAAGGGCTTGGAGTCAGGAACACTTACAGTTTCGTTCTTGAACGATACTGCTTCCGCAAACGTGATGGCGACACTTCGCGCAGCCTTCGGGACAACCGTAGCTTGCAAGATGTTGCAGGAAAAGGGAACCGCTGTCGGTGCAACCAACCCGCTTTACACTTTTGATATTTTGGTCAATAACTTGACACCTATCAATGGTGCAGTAGGCGATCTTGGTACACAAGACATCACTTTCACGCTAAACTCAGTCGTGACAATCGCCGACACCGGCACGTTCTAAACAAGGAGAAATGGGCATGGCAAGTCTTAAAATCGTAAGGGCAGATGGCACGGAATCTCAACATGAGATAACACCAGCTATTGAATACGCTTTTGAACAACACGCCAAAAAAGGTTTTTACAAAGCCTTTCGTGAAGATCAAAAGCAATCAGATATTTATTGGCTTGCTTGGGAGTGTTTGCGTAGGGCGCAGGCTCCCGATGTATTTCCGTTTGGGGATAAGTTTCTTGAAACTTTGAAATCAGTAGAAGTTTTAGGTGACGACTCCCCAAATGGCTAACGCGCGATTCTTTTACATACCGAATAGCACAATTATCGGTACACACGGGAATCGCGCCTAGCGAGTTTGTAAATATGGATCGTGATTTGCTCAAAGCATTTTACGAAGTTCTAAGGAAACAGGCGGAAGAACGGACAAATGCCAGTCGTAATCGAAGGGGTCGTAGAGCTTAGAAAAGCTCTAAATAAACTTGCTCCTGACATTAAAAAGCAAATGGACACCGAAATCCGTGAAGCACTTAAACCGATTATTCGCGATGCACGTTCAAAGGTTCCCGGTCAGGCTCCGGGTGGTTTATACAATTGGGATGATCCTGGCTACACACGCAAATCAAATATAGGTAAAAAAGAAGGCTTCCCTTCTTACAACCAAATGATCATTCGCCGTGGTCTTACTTACTCCCTTGGCGCTAGCCGCTTTGAGGGTTCAGGCTTTGTTTCATTATTCACTTTATTTAACAAATCCCGTGTCGGTGCAATTATTGAAACCGCTGGTCGTGCAGGTGCGCCTAATGCACGTGGACGTTCCAACAATCCAGATGCAGGCGCTAGATTTACAGGTGCAATGAACGGAATCGGCGGATTAGTTGATTATGCAGGTCGAGGACGTAATTCAACAGGTCGTTTGCTTTATGCGGCTTATTTCCGCAATCAAGGTAGAGCGTTGAACGCAGCTTTAATATCAATCGAAAAGGCTAAAACTACGTTTTACAACCGTATTCGCGTAAGTAGAGGGGAAGCTGCATAATGGCGCTGACTGAATCAGACATTAAAATTATAATTGCGGCAGAACTTAAAAAACAGAGTTTTGATAAAGCAGAAAAAGCCGCAAGCAGATTAGGTAAAAGTTTTGATCGTTTGGCTGGTCGCATCGGCGCTGCACTATCAATCGCCGCCATTGCTAAGTTTAGCAAGGCTGCCATTACGGCATTTGCTGAGGATGAGAAAGCAGCTAAATCTTTAACTCGTACTTATGAAAATCTAGGATTGGCTTTCCAAGGCGCAATTGTCAATGACTATGTAGATCAATTACAGCGAGCCACAGGTGTTGCAGATAACGAACTCAGACCAGCTTTAGCGACTTTGACTCGTGCCACGCTTGATTATGGTCGCGCTCAAGATTTACTAGGTACAGCCATGAATGTTTCGGCTGGTACAGGATTAAGTCTAGAAACGGTTTCTAACGCGCTTGCCAAGGCGCAACTTGGTCAAATGTCAAGCCTTGCCAAACTCAACATTGGTATTGGCAAAGCTGAAGCAAGCACAATTAGTTTCGATGATGCACTCGTGCGCATCAACCAACGGTTCAGCGGGCAGGCGGCAATTGCGGCTAACAGTTATGAAGGACAATTAAAACGCCTGCGCATCCAAGCGGACGAAGCACAAGAATCATTAGGCAAGGATCTTGTTCTTGCAATTAGCCGTTTAACAACGGGCGGAGATCTTACAACGCTTGGAAACAAATTTGAAGATATGGCTGACAATGCTGGCAAAATGGCTATTGGCATTGCGGACATTATCGGTGAACTAAATCGTGATGTAAGTGCCACAGGTGCAAATGGTTGGATTACCAAGTTCAATGATTTAATGGCTAATCTAAATGTTTTTGAATATCTCAAAAACCGTGGTCAGGACATTACTTTAGGTGTTAAGCAACGCACGCTAGGCGCTCCCGGCGCTGAGTTAATGGCTAAACAAAATGCCAAATTGTTGGCGGCTGAAAAGGCTGAACTAGCCCGCATTGTTGCTTTAGAAAAAGCACGCGCAAAAGAACAAGCTAAGCAAAAGCGCCTGCGTGAAATTAGTAAAATGCTTAGTGAAAAAGAAAGCAAATTTGAGTTACAGCGAATCCAATTAGCGGCTGCCGCACAAGGCAAATTAACCGAAGAAGAAAAAAAGCGCGTAGCTGAAATGCAATTGATTGAAGAAATCAAAGCCGCCGTAGCTGCCGATGATTTAACTAGAGCAGAATCCTTATTAAAGCGTTTAGAAGAAGTCCAAACTTTAACGTTTGATTTGTCTGAAAGCCTGCTTGATTTGAAGGCTGGTGATCCATTCTCTGAATGGGGGCCATATTTCACAAACGCAAATAAAATGATTAACGACTTATTTGCAAACTTTAAGGCTCAGCAAGCATTACTTGATAGTTTAACCAAATCAATTGCTGATAGTCGAGCAGCAGCAAATCAAGCGGTGTTGGCGGCAAAAACTGATAAAGCAACGGCATACGCACAGGCGGCACAGGCTTCAGGAACATCCGCTGCCATTGCAACACAACAAGCCGCAGATGCCATACAAGCAGCCACTAATGCAATTGCAAGTGCCACAACACCTGAAGAAAAAACAGCGGCGGAAGAATTTTTAGCCGCTGCAAATGCTTCGCTTGAAGCTGCTAATTTATTGACTGAAAGTGTAAGCGCGGCAGATTTGGCGACAGCTCTAGCCGAGGGTCAATTAGCCAATGAATTTCTTAACCAATCTATTGAAGCAGCTACGGGTTTAGGTCTAGTACCCGATGTCACTATCAATGTCACCGTTGAAGGTTCGGTTGTAACCGCTGAGGATTTAGCAGAAACAATTACTGACATTCAATATCAATATCAACGAGCAGGGAAGGGCGTGCTGTTTAGCAGCATCGCGATCTAATGCCAGCACCTACACTTAGGGTCTTTGTTGATTTCGATAGCGATACCGCTTTTGAAACAGATCCGCTTATTCTTGGTTCCGCAACAGAGGGCATACTTGGAACGAACCGCTTAGGTTCTGGAACCTTGCCCGTTGAGATCACAGATTTGGTTTACAAAGTAGCCATTCGCAGAGGGCGCAACCGCATTACATCCAAGTTCGAGTTCGGCAGCGCCAACGTCATGCTTTATGATCAAAACGGTGATTGGAACCCACTTAACAGCGCAAGCGTTTATTACCCTAACTTGAAACCTTTACGCCAAATCATTATCTACGCAACATACCTAGGCGTGGACTATTATCTATTTTCAGGCTACATCACAGACTATGACACAGGCTTTAGGCAAGGTAATGAGGATGTCAGCTCAGTCATGCTCAAATGCGTGGATGCCTTCAAACTGCTTGCTGGTTCAGCAATTGATACGGTTGCAGGCGCAGGCGCAGGGCAATTGTCGGGCGCTCGCGTAAATGCCCTTCTAGATGCCGTAGAATGGCCTGTAAGCCTTCGCGACATCGATAGTGGGGACTCCACTCTTCAGGCGGATCCCGGTGGCTCTAGGAACGTTCTAGAGGCTTTACAGACGGTAGAGAACAGCGAGTTTGGCGGCTTGTTTATCGATGCCGAGTCCAATGTTCGTTTTATTAGCCGTAATAACCTTATTAGTAACCCTGCCACGTCCCTTTACACTTTCAGCGATACAGGCAGCAATATCTCATATACCAACGCGGTTGTCGCTTACGATGACACAAACCTACTGAATGATGTCACCGTGACACGCGCAGGCGGCACAGCTCAAAATGCTTTTGATCAGACCAGCATTGACACCTATTTCTTGCACTCAGGCGAGCGCACCGGCATTTTGGTTCAAAGCGATACTGAAGCCCTGAACCAAGCCAAGGGCATCTTAGCCACGCGTAAAGATCCTGAAGTGCGCATCGATAGCATCCAGCTCAACCTTTATGACGATGTGAACCCAAACAAGCCATTGGCAGGGGTAGATATTGAATTGCTCGATGGCGTGACAGTCACAAAAACAATGCCGGGATCAACCACGGTAACACAACCTAGCCTTGTAAACGCCATACATCACGACATTACGAAATCAAGCTGGAACACAACCCTATTCACATCTGAGCCTTTATTAGCCGGTTTCGTGTTAGATAGCACGATTAGCGGTATACTAGGCGAGGACGTGCTGAGCTACTAAGGAGCAATTGATGGCAGGTGCAGGATACAAGCTGTTTAACACGGGTGACGTGCTTACGGCAGCTCAGGTTAATACTTATTTGCAAGAGCAAGTCGTCATGGTGTTTGCAGATGCCACAGCTCGCACAACTGCGCTGTCAGGCGTACTTGCCGAAGGCATGGTTTCGTATCTCAAAGATACCAACGCGACTGAAGTTTATGATGGATCTTCATGGGTCGGAATTGGTAACTCAGGCGACATCACGGGCGTAACTGCTGGCACGGGAATTAGCGGCGGTGGCACATCTGGAACCGTAACAATTACAAACGACATGGCAACAACAATTACTGCTGCTGGTGACATTGTTGTAGGTACAGGTTCAGGTACTTATGATAATTTACCAATTGGAACAACAGGTCAAGTATTAACTGCCGATACAACAGTTTCACCTTATAAGGTCAAATGGGCAACCGCTGGCGGTGGTGGTTCTTTAATCTATGTTACTACAAATACATTTAGTGCTTCATCTTCTGTGACCATAGATAATTGCTTTACAAGCACTTACAATAATTATTTTATTGTTCTTGAAAATGTCACAATTGCATCAGGCAGCGATGTAAGATTACGAACGAGATTGAGAGCATCAGGTTCTTCCGATACGACGAGCAATTACCGAGATGGTCGCCGAGGGCAGAGTACGGCTGGAAGTTTTGACCAAAATTTGGCAACGACAACGGCTTGGTCTTATATGGGAAATGTCGATTCAAACGCAAGCGGCGGCCCTAACAATTCTCAGATTGTTTTATACTCTCCACAAGCTGCTAATCAAACTGCCTACACAGCAGTCGTAGCAACTTCCGATGCAATCCAATTTTCTGGTGGCACTTTTAGAGCGACAACTCAATTTGATGGAATTGAGATATATCCCGATTCTTCTACTATCTCAGGAAAAATCAAGATTTACGGAATAAAGGACAGTTAAAAAATGACACACAAAATCACACAAATTGATGCTGCTACTCAAACTGTCATTGAAAGAGAATTGAATGCTGAAGAATTAGCTCAAAAAGCTAAAGATGAAGCACAATTGAAAAAAGAAAATGAAATCAAAGAAAAACTTGAAGCTGAAACCGCGATTAAAAGAACAGCGGCGGAAGCCAAGTTAAGTGCATTAGGTTTAACGAGTGACGATTTAAAGGTTTTGGGTCTTGGCTAAACTGTGTAAAGCGGGGCAACAGTTACGCGAACAGATTGACGATGCGTTCCCCGATAGAGATAGAACTTCAGACGGCTGGATCGGTGATGCGAAGCATGCTGCTCGTAAGTCCGATCACAATCCTACTGCTGAAGGCATTGTACGTGCCATCGACATTGATGCTGATTTGCGATCTCACAAATCCGAAGCGTTCGACCTTGTTGATCAGCTTCGATTACTTGCCAGATCTGATAAACGAATTTCTTACATAATCTTCAATGGCAAGATTGCTTCATGGCGTGGGAATTACAAGTGGAGAGTTTACAAAGGCATTAACCCACACAAAACACATATTCATTGCAGCTTTACTGCTAAGGGCGATCATGATGGCAGTATGTTCAGAATACCCTTACTGACGGGAGAACCGATAAATGGAAAGCCTAAAAGCAGCAAGCGCAAGTTGGGCAAGATCCTTTCTAGCAGCCGCGTTGGCAACCTACCTAGCGGTGGGATTGGATTGGAAAACAATTTTGACAAGCGCTGTAAGTGCAACTGCGCCTGTAATAATCCGTTGGCTCAACCCTAACGATACGGCTTTCGGTCGGCGATGACTCCAGCAGAATGGGCAGCCTTTGTTGCTGCCATCCTTTCCTGCTGCGCACTTATTGTCGGCGGGCTTCGTTACATTATTCGTCATGAAGTGCCGGGTATATTGGAAGCATCGAACATCGTGTCGCGCATCGATAAACTTGAGCGCATGGTCTTAGAATTGCTTACTAATGAGCGCAAGAAAACCAACAAAAAGCGAACTCGCCGCTAGGCGTAAACGCAAAGAATCTGCTGCGCGCAGATCAGGTGAGCCGTTAAAGCCCATAGATATTTGGGCTGCACAAATTGTTGAGTGTTATGAAGCTCTGGTCAGGGCTGGTTATGGTGAAGATAAATCGCGCTGGTACATAGAAGAACAGATGCGTCTTCCCGATTGGATTATCCTTAATCCAGATCAGTCGCCCTACGAGGATGAGGACGAGGACGATTAAGCGCATTGTCGTTATATCGGATTTACAAGTTCCCTTTGAAGATAAGAAAGCAGTCAAGAATGTCGCCCAATTCATCAGAAA